CCTGCTACCGGCTGATCCGATCGGGCCGCAAGGCGTTGGTGCGCGGCCGCGAGATCGGCAAGGGCCTCCTGGCGATGATCGCCCGAATGCGTTGCCGCGAGGTGTCCGACCTGCTCCGCCGGCTGAGCGACTACCGGGTGGCCGAGATCGAGCGGCTGAGCGAGCTGCGGAACCCGGCCGGCGCGATCCAGGCGGTCAACGACAAGGTCGACTGCCTGGCCGCCCTCTGCGACGGCGCGTCCTCGATCGACGAGGTCCGCGGCCGCGCCGAGTCGATGTTCAGCGACCTGGACGACCGCAACGCGGTCGTCCTCAGCTCCGTCCACCGGGCCAAGGGCCTCGAGGCGGACACCGTCGTCATCCTCCGTCCCGACCTCCTGCCGGGCCCCTGGGCCGAGACGCCCCAGGACGTCCGGCAGGAGCGGAACTGCCTCTATGTCGCCGCGACCCGTTCGCGGCGTCTGCTCGCCTTCGCCGGCGGCGTGCCGGCCATCCTCCGCGACTGACGACTCCTCTCACACAAGGACACGCGCGTGGCTATAGTGGCTAAGACCTCCGCGACACGCGAGCTGATCCCCGCCAAGGGCTACTTCGGCGTCCTGGTCGGGATCTACGACATCGGCACCCAGACGTTCAAGGACAAGGCCAACCATCAGGTCATTCTCCAGTTCGAGATCCGCAACAAGAAGGAGCCGATCAAGAGCTCGGAGGGGCGGCCCGTCCTGCTCTCCGAGTTCTGCAACCTGACCTTCAACCGCAATTACCAGACTAAGGAGAAGCCGAAGCTCCGCGTGATCGTCGAGGCCCTCCTGGGCCGCGAGCTGGCCGAGGACGAGGCGCGGTCCGGCGTCGACATCACCAAGCTGCTGGACTCGGCCTGCCGGGTGAAGGTCGGCACGAAGAGCGACGACGAGGGCAACCCGTCCCGCAACGTGTTCGAGAGCTTCGCGCCGCTCGACGACGACGACCCGAAGCCGACCCCCGAGAGCGACAGCTACATCTACGAGCTTACGATAGACGACGACATCCCCGAGTACGTCCCCGACTGGGTCGCCGACCGCGTCCGCCAGTCGCGAGAGTGGACGGAGGCCCACGGTGACGGGGGCGGCAAGGGCAAGGGCAACGGCAAGACCGCCGCCGCGGCCAAGGGCAAGGGAGGTGACGACGATGTCCCCTTTTGACGTCGTCATCTCGACCCGGGGCGCGATCCGCTGCCCCGCCTGTCACGGCTCCCGATGGCTCAGGTCGCCGTCGGGCCTGTCCTGCGCGAACTGCGGGGCCGGCTTCTGAAGCACCGCGGTAGCCCGGCATCGGCGTCAGCGGCGAGTGGCCGCCGGGCGAGGGCAGGGGGGAGGCTTGTGACCGGACTCCCCCCGTCCCTGTCAACCGCCGCAGCCGGGGGATGGGTTCTGACCTCGCCCAGGCCCCCGGCATCCCTCCAATCCTGGCGACAGCGGAACCGCCGATCCCATGGCACTGATCGTCCGAGAGCTCGACGAGGAGCCGGCGGGGCCAAAGCCCGCGCCGCTGGCCACGATGGTCGCGTGGCTGAAGCTGCTCTACGAGGGGCAACCGGGCCTCGTGAACCTGCGAGCCTTCCAGGTCCGCCGCGTCACGGCGGGCAAGAGCCCGAACGAGAGCCAGATCTACGCGCCGGATGAGCAGGGCCTGACGCAGCTCGCCCGCCGCGCCCGCGAGCTCTCGCCGAGGGCGGCGGGCGTCTACGCGACCCTGAACCCCGTGCTGACAACGGTCGGGATGGGCAGCGCGCGGGCCGACCTGATCGCCTGCCGCCGCTGGCTGTTCGGCGACTTCGACACGCCGCGGGGCCACGGCGAGCGGTCCGCCTCCGACGCCGAGAAACAGGAATGCCGCGTCGTCGCCCGCCGCGCGATCCGCTGGCTCCGCGAGGAGCACGGCTGGCCCGCCCCGATCCTGGCCGACAGCGGCAACGGCTACCACGCCCTGTGGCGGATCGACCTGCCCAACGACCCGGCCGCCTATCAGCTGGTCCGCGACGTCCTGCGGGCGCTGCATCACCGGTTCGGCGACGAGGAGGTCTGCCGGATCGACTCCAACATCGCCAACGCCGACCGGCTCACGAAGGTCTACGGCACAGTGGCGCGGACCGGCGAGCATTCCGAGGAGTTCCCGCATCGCGTCTCGGCGATCCTCGAGGTGCCCGCCGACCTGGTCGTCGTCGATCGGGGTCGGATCGAGGCGGTGGCCGCCCTGGCGCCGTCCGAGTCCAGGGAGACTGGCCAGCCGGCCGCCGGGGAGGTCAACGGACGACCGCACGAGCACCCCGGCGGCCGGCTGGTGGCCCGCGAGAGCGCCCCCGACCCGCGTCGGGCCTACGCCGAGGCGGCGGTCGCCGAGGAGGTCCTCCGCGTCGAGACCGCCCCGAGCGGCGACCGCAACGCACAGCTCTTCCGCTCCGCCGCCGCGCTCCACGAACTGGCCGAGGCGGGCGCGCTGTCCTGGCCCGACGTCGAGCGGGCCCTGACCGCCGCGGCCTGCCGCGCCGGGCTCGACGTCGACCCGAACTGCGGCCTGGCCGGCATCGCCGCGACGCTCCGCTCGGCCCGACGGAAGACGGCCGGCAAGGCGCGAAACCTCTCGCACGTCGGCAACGGCGAGGCGAAGACGAACGGGCGGGCGTCCCGGTCCAGGAGCGACGACGACGCGGCGAGGCCGGACGATCCGCACCGCCTGGCCCGGTCGTTCCTCGAGGCCCGGCACCGCCATGCCGACGGCCCGACGATCCGCTGGTGGAACGACGAGTGGCACGTCTGGCGCGGTCGACGCTGGGCGCCGACGAGCGACCGCGAGCTGGCGGGGCGCCTGGCCGGCCACTGCCGGGCCGAGCTCGATCGCTCCGGCGGCGGGAAGGTCTCGCGGGCGCTCGTTTCCAACGTCGCCCTGGCCCTGCAGGGGCTGGTGCAGGTCGACCTGGCCGACGTGCCCGAGCAGCCGGCCTGGCTACCCCCGACGGCCGCCGACGACCCCGACCCCGACCCCGGCGCGGTCCTGAACACCGCGTCCGGCGTCGTCAGCCTGCCGGCGCTCCTGGATGGGTCCGGGCCGGCCGTGCGGCCCTCGACGCCGCGGCTGTTCACGCCGACCGCCCTGCGCTACCCGTTCGACCCGGCCGCCCCGTCGCCGCGGGCCTGGCTCGACTTCCTCGACGCCGTCTGGGGCGACGATCCCGAGTCGATCCGCGCCCTGCGGCAGTGGTTCGGCTACCTCCTCACCAGCGCGACCGACCAGCAGAAGATCCTGCTCGTCGTCGGGCCCCGGCGATCCGGCAAGGGCACGATCGTCCGCGTGCTGCGCCAGCTCGTGGGCGAGTCCAACGTCGCCGCCCCGACGCTCTCGGCCCTGGGCACCCAGTTCGGGCTCCAGCCGCTGATCGGCAAGACGCTCGCCGCCGTCCCCGAGAGCCGCCTGACGGGGCGGTCCGACGCCCAGGCGATCGTCGAGCGGCTGCTGTCGATCTCCGGCGAGGACCCGCAGTCGATCGACCGCAAGGGGATCAGCTACTGGCACGGCGTCCTGCGGACGCGGTTCGTGCTGCTGGGCAACGAGCTGCCCAGGCTCTCGGACTACTCCGGGGCGATGGCCGGCCGCCTGATCGTCCTGCGGCTGACGAAATCGTTCCAGGGCCGCGAGGACCGGGGCCTGCTCGGCCGTCTGCTGGCCGAGCTGCCGTCGATCCTGGCCTGGGCCGTCGAGGGCTGGCGCGACTTGCGGTCCGAGGGGCGCCTGCTCCAGCCGCAGAGCGGGCGCGAGCTGCTCGAGGAGTTCGAGCGGCTCACCAACCCGGTCGGGGCGTTCCTGGCCGAGAAGTGCGAGCTGGGCCCCGACTGCCGCGTCCCGGTCAAGGACCTCTACGACGCCTGGAAGACGTGGTGCGAGTCGGTCGGGCGCGACCACCCGGGCGACGCCGCCGGCTTCTGCCGTCAGCTCTACGCCGCCTGCGAGTCGATCACGATGCAGCGGCAGCAGCTGGGCGGACATCGGCTCCGCTGGCTCGTGGGCGTCCGCCTGGCCGTGGACGAGGACGACGTGGCGTTCTGAGGACTTCAGCCGAGGCTGGAAGGAGGACCCTGATGGCGACCGAGACGAAGATCCCGTGGTGTGACCACACGTTCAACCCCTGGCGCGGCTGCGTGAAGATCAGCCCCGGCTGTGCGCATTGCTACGCCGAGGCGTGGTCGCACCGCAACCCGGCGGTGCTGGGCGAGTGGGGACCCGACGGCCGGCGGGTGATCGCCGCTGAGAGCTACTGGCGGCAGCCGATGGCCTGGGACCGGGCCGCGGCCCGGGCCGGCGTGCGGCGGCGGGTGTTCTGCGCGTCGCTCGCCGACGTGTTTGAGGATCGGCCTGAGCTAGCTGCCCCCCGGGGCCGCCTGTTCACCCTGATCGACGCGACACCAAACCTCGATTGGCTGCTCTTGACCAAGCGGCCCGGGACGTGGCGAAAGGTCATGCGGGACACCGTAGACGCCATGCCGCGGCGCGGCACTGCCGGCCCGTTCACCGGGCCGCGGTGGAACGCGGTTGATTGGCTTCAAGGTAGTGAGCCGTCGGGCCGCGCCTTCCCGCCGAACGTCTGGCTGGGCGTGAGCGTCGAAGACCAGGCCCGGGCCAACGAACGGGTGCCCATCCTGCTCGACACCCCGGCGGCGGTGCGGTGGGTGAGCTATGAGCCGGCCCTCGACGCCGTCGACTGGTCGCCCTGGATGCCGGGCCTGGACTGGATCGTGGTCGGCGGCGAGAGCGGCCCGAAGGCCCGGCCGTTCAACGTCGAGGCGGCCCGGGACGTCATCGGGCAATGTCGCCTCGGCGGGGCCGCCCCGTTCGTCAAGCAGTTGGGCTCGCGGCCATTCCGGTTCGATGGCCGACCGGGCGACCCGACAAGGCCTGTCGCGCTCCGCGACCCGAAGGGCGGCGACCCGGCCGAATGGCCCGCCGACCTGCGCGTGCGTGAGTTCCCTGACCGCGAACGAGTCGCATCGTCCCATCACGGAGTGACGGACCCATGCTCGTCCTGAATCGACGCATCGGCGAGGCGGTGGTGATCGACGGCAAGGTGCTGGTCGAGGTCGTCGAGGTCAACTGGACCCAGCGCAAGGTCAAGCTCGGCTTCACCGCGCCCCGGGAGATCACGATCGATCGCTCCGAGGTCTCCGAACGACGCCGCAAGGGCGAGGCGGGGGGCGAGTCATGAGGGTGCTCGCGCTCGACCCCAGCTCGACGGCGTGCGGCTGGGCGATCCTCGACGGGTCCGCGACGGTGCATGACCTGGGCGTGATCCGGCCCGGCGAGCACCGCCCATTCTGGTCCCGCGTCACCAGGATCTGCGACGGCGTCGGCGAGCTGCTGGACCGCCACCTGTGCGACGAGGTCCTCATCGAGGTCACCACCGGCCTCACGTACCGGAAGGTGCGGGCATCGAGCCTCGCCGCGCTGGGCATGGCGCAGGGGGCGGTCTGGCGGACCGTGCAGATGCACGCCCGCGAGCCACGCGTCGTCAACGAGCGGGAGTGGACGGCCGGCCGGACGAAGCGCGACCGCGCCCGCTCGCTGGGCCTCTGGTGCGACGCCTACCGCGCCGTCCAGGGCTCGGACAAGGGCGGCGACATCGCCGACGCGATCGAGATCGGGCTCTGGTGGCTGGACCAGCGTCGGGCCGAACGGCTCGCGGGGAGGGCGTGATGAGAGGCGTCGACGAGAAGTCGCAAACCATCCTGAACGCGATCCGGCGCAAGATCCGTCCGTATCAGGAGCGTGACATATGCTCCGCCACCAAACTGAGCAAAACTGTCGTCCGCAAACGGCTCAAGCAACTGGTCGATGCCGGCCTGGCTGTCGAGGTGTGGAAAGGCGTTCGGCCCGATGCCTACTACGAGCTGCCTCGATGACCCAGCACCTCCGCTGCCCCTACTGCGGCCGTCTCCAGCCGGTTGAGTCCGGCCGCTACCTCACCCACCTGGACGCGCTCCGGCAGGGCTGGTGCGCGTCGAGCAACCTGACCGTCGAGGTCGTCCGGGCGCGCCAGCCGCGTCCGCCTCATGGAGAGCGCCGTCGTGCCGACCAAGCCCAAGGCTAAGCCGAGACCCTCCGGCGCGTCGCTGCCCCGGCTCTCGCCGGTCGAGCTGCCCGCCGGCTGCGAGCCGCTGCTGTCGATCGACCAGCTCTGCGCGCTGCTGGCGATCCGCAAGCGGACGTTCTTCGACCTCCGCGCCCGCGAGGCCTTCCCGGCGCCCGACGCCGACCTCAACGGCCGCCCGCGGTGGCGGGCGTCGACGTACAACGCCTGGCTGGAGGGTCGGACCCGTGCCCGGCGTGTACAAGACGCCTGACGAGCGCCGCCGCAAGGGCACGCGCTGGCGCGTCTGGTACCGCGGTGCCGACGGCCGGCGGCGGTGGTCGACCGGCTTCGTCGACAAGTCGCAGTCGGAGGCCCTGGCCCGGCGGCTGGAGGACGAGCAGCGGGCGATCGCCGCCGGGCTGGTCGACCCGGCCGTCGAGCGCCGCCGCGCGGAGTCGCTCCGCCCGGTCGCCGACCACCTGGCCGACTACCGGGGGGCACTGGTGGCCCGCGGCGACACGGCCAAGCACGCCGCCCACGTCGCGTCGGCCGCCGGGCGGCTGCTCGAGGACGCCCGCGCCGCCACGCTGGGCGACCTGGCCGTCGACCGGCTCTCCGAGGCCCTGGGCCGGCTCCGCGCCCGACGCTCGGCACGCACCGCCAACCACGCCCTGGCCGCCGTCAAGGCGTTCCTCGCCTGGGCGGTCGGTGGCGGCCGGCTCGCCGTCGTCCCGGCCGGGATTGCCGCGCTCCGGCCGTACAACGAGAAGGTCGACCGCCGCCGTGTCCGCCGGGCGCTCTCCGCCGCGGAGATCGACCGCCTGCTCGCCGCGGCCGAGGCCGGGCGGCCGATCCATGGCTGGCCGCGGAAGAGCCGCCATCTCGCCGTGGCGATCCCCGGCCCCGACCGGGCCGCGCTCTACCGCGTCGCGATGGGCACCGGCTTCCGCGATCGCGAGCTGCGGAGCCTCACCCCCGAGAGCTTCCGCCTCGACGGCGCCGAGCCGTGCGTCGTCGTCGCCGCGGCCTACTCCAAGCGCCGCCGCGACGACGCTCAGCCGATCCGCCGCGACCTCGCGGCCTGGCTCTCGGGTTGGCTCTCGGGTAAGCCCGCCGGCGAGCCGGTCTTTGCATTGCCGTGGTCGGCCGTGCGGATGCTCCGCGTCGACCTGGCCGCCGCCGGCATCCCCGAGCGCGACGCGCGGGGCCGCGTCGTCGACTTCCACGCGCTGCGGCATAGCTACATCACCGCGCTCGTGCGGTCGGGGGTCAACCCCAAGACCGTCCAGCGCCTGGCGCGACACTCGACCATCACGCTGACGCTCGACCGCTACTGCGACCTGCCCGACGAGGACGCGCGGCGGGCCATCGAAGTGGACCGACCATGAGCGCCGAGCGCGTGCTGGAGGCCGCCCGGAAGCTGGCCGCCGACGGCCAGGCCGTCACCTACGTCGCCGCGGCCGAGGCCGCCGGGGTGCCGACGTCGGAGGCCTATACCGCGTACTGCGAGGCGAGGCTCCGGGGCCACTGGCCCGAGCCGCCCAAGGCCGCGGCGAGGCGCAAGCCGAACATCCACTTCGACTGGAAGCGGAAGCCGATGCCGGCGCCGGTGACCTGGGTCGACGGCGACGAGGCGGCGCAGGTCCTGCGCCCCGTGCCGGAGCCGGCCCCCGCCGCCGCGTCGCCCATGTCGACACCCAGGCCGGGGCCGGTGTCGCCGCCCATCCTGCCGCCGCCGGAGCCGGAGCCGGAACCGACTCCCGAGCCCGAGCCCGAGCCGCCGGCGATCGCGGGGCGCGTGGAGCCCCGGCGGACCCGCCGACGGCGAGTGATGGACCTGACCGAGTTGCTCGACCTGGCCGAGCGGATCCGCGCCATGGACCCGATCGACCGGGCGGCGTTGACGTTCTTCCTGACACACGGAGAGGGGTGACGCCATGAGCCGGAAGGAGCAGTACCGGAGGCCGCTGACCGAGGAGCAGCGGGCGATGGCAACCGAGGCCCTGCCGTGGGTGCGGGCGAAGCTCCAGTGTTATGCGGCGTCGCGGCTGCCGGCCCGGCTTCGAGCCGATTTCGCGGACCTGGCCGGCGAGGTCTGCGTCCGGCTTGCTCAGGAGTACCGGCCCGGCGGGGCGGCAACCTGGCGGACGTTCGCGAAGACGTGCGCGGTGGCCCGCGCCCTCGACGTCGACCAGCGCAAGGCGCGCGGCAAGGCGGCGCGGCGAGCAAGGCACGCCCACCACTCGCTGGACTGCGTGCTTTTCCCGGACAGGCACGACGGTCGGGACGTCTTCGCGGCCGACATCCTGGGCGTCGAGGACTCGGGGCCGGATCACGTCGAGGCCCGCGATGAGGTGGAGACGCTGCTGCGGCACGCCACGCTCCAGGAGCGGGCCGTGGTCCGGCTGACGACCATGGAGGGGCTGGCCGACGTCGAGGCGCATCGCCTCGTGCCGCGGCTCTCCAGTGGCCGCGGGGGTCGCGTGATCGGGCACGGCGTCAGCCCGAGCCGCGTCTGCCAGCTGCGAGAGCGGGGCCTGGCGCGGATCCGCAAGGCGGTGGGGGCCGCGTCATGAGCCGGACTGGCGCGCGTCTCGGCGATCCCTGCCTGCCACGGCCCCCCGCGACGCAGATCGCGGCCTGGCTCCGGGGCCTGATGCCGTCGCGGTCGCTGCATCAGCGGGAGCATCTCGCCGCGGTGATCCAGGCCTCCGAGACGTCGGGGACGCTCGACGGCTACGGCGAGCCGGGGACGTGCGTCGCGTGGTGCTGGGCTGGCGGCCTGCTGGAGTTGGAGGTCGAGCGATCGACGAGGTGAGGCTCTAGAGCCCGAGAGGGCGGGGAGGGGCGATGGACGACGAGACGCGAGAGGCGATGCGAGAGGAAGGCTATGAGCCGGACGGGCCGCCGCCGCCGGATCGGTTGTGGCTGATGCCGCTAGACACAGAGGGCGACCGCCATTGGGCTGAGTCGAGGGTGACGCCGTGGGATACGGAATACGTCCACGCCGCCGCCGCCCTGGCCCGCGTCACCGAACTGGAGGCGATCCTGGCTCGCATGGCGGCCGAGTACCGCGAGGACAGCCCCGGCGGCGCGGACTTCTACGGTGCGATGCCGGCGGCCGACGCGATTCTGGTCTCGGCGCTTGTCGATGCCGGGCTCATGGTGAAAACGGGGCCGAAGTCGTTTGGGTGGGCCGCCGGCCTCGCGCCGGCGCCGGGCGGGGAAGGGGGTGAGGGATGACCGAGCCCGATCGCAAGCCACGGGCAGCCGCCGCGCGGCCGGCGAAGCCGCGGGTGAGGAAGCCCGAGCCCGCCCGCGTGCTGGTGCTCCGCACCTGCAACGCGGACATGACGAGTCACGGCGGCTTCCGCTGGCCCGAGAGCGGGCCGGTCGAGGCGCCCGACTGGTCGCCGGAGCCGGAGTGTGGCAACGGCCTGCACGGGTGGCTCTGGGGAGAGGGCGACGGCAACCTCGGCGACTGGTCGCCGGACGCCAAATGGCTGGTCGTGTCGGTCGTCGCGGCCGACGTGATCGACCTCGGCGGCAAGGTGAAATTCCCGCGCGGCGAAGTCGTCTACTGTGGCGACCGCAAGGGCGCGACGGACTATCTGATCGCCAACGTCGCCGCCGGGAAAGCCGTGATCGGCGCCTCCGTCGTGGCCGGCTACGGGGGTCATGCCACCGTCGGCGACTGGGGTCAGGCCACCGCCGGCTACGGGGGTCATGCCACCGTCGGCGACTGGGGTCAGGCCACCGTCGGCGACTGGGGTCAGGCCACCGCCGGCGACTGTGGTCAGGCCACCGCCCGCGACTGGGGTCAGGCCACCGCCGGCGACTGTGGTCAGGCCACCGCCGGCTACCGGGGTCAGGCCACCGCCGGCTACCGGGGTCAGGCCACCGCCGGCGACTGTGGTCAGGCCACCGCCGGCGACTGGGGCGTCTTGTGCTTGGCGAGATGGGACGTCGGCGCGGGCCGTCGCCGGCTGGTGGTCGCCTACGTCGGCGAGGACGGGATCGAGCCGAACGTGCCGTACAGGCTCGACGTCGCGGGCAACGTGGTCCGCGCGGACACACCGGGGAAGGGGGTGACGCGGGTCGAGGAGACTCACGCGGCGGAACGTGACGACGCCGACTCGCCCGCAGGGTGAAGGAAGCGGCGAAGTGAGCGGCGCGACACCGGCGCATACAAGGTATTCGCCGTGATCCGCCGCGATCTGCCGGGAGTTGGCGCCCGTCCACCGGCGCCCGCGTCCGGCCGCCGTCGCCGGAACCCCAATCACCGCCGCGATCTGCAATCGATCCGCCGCGATCCGCACCGATCGCGGCGAGTGCCCCCCGTAGGACTCGAACCTACAACCCGCTGATTAAGAGTCAGACGCGGGCCGCGACGTAAGTTCCAATCCCATGAGCGGCCGATTTGCGTCGATCGGCGAGTCGCCCGCGCGACATGGGCGCGACATCCGCCGCCGGGATGCCGCAGTCTGCATGGTATCCGCCGCAATCCGCACAGCGAACTTCACAACGGATGATCCGAAATGCTCAATCAATCCACGACCTGGCCGGGCTTCGTGTATTTTGTCGGCGCTCACACGGTCGGGTTCATCAAGATCGGCTTCTCTCGGTCGCGGCCGGATCGCCAGTTCATCGCGCTCCGCGTCTGGCGAGCCCTCGGCATCAGCGCCGACGAGGCGATCCGCCGGCTGTCGGGGGGCGACCCGGCGGGGAAGGGGTAGTCAGGCCGAGCAGCCCAGCACGATCCCGCGGATCGTCTGCGCGTGGGCCGAGGGCGTCAGCCGGATCACCTTGTTGTTGGACGCGACGACCAGCCCCGTGGTCGCCGGCGCGACGAGGATCAGCATCCCGCTCGAACTCGCCGTCGAGCCCCGGAGGATGACGCCCTCGCCGTTGGCATTGGCGTTGATGCCGTTGGTCCACCCGTTCGTGGTGTCGGGTCCGACCGCGACGCTCGCCGCGTCTGTCGTCGACTCGTTCCAGAGCCAGAGCAGCCGCACGCGAGCCAGGTCGGTGAACGCGACGCCGTTGGGGTCGGTAAGGCTCTTGAGGTCGATGGTGTCGGGCGTCGAGGATGACAGTGCCTTGTAGATCAGGCCGCAGCGGTCGCACTGGTCGGCCCCGGTACCGGCGGCAATCGCCAGCCCGAGCGTCTTGGCGATGTCGCGGCCCGTGCCGGAGTAGAAGCCGGAGTCGCCGGTGAAGATTGCCTGCAGCTTGGCCGAGAGCGAGCCGGAGATCGTCGTCGCCATCATCTACCTCGTTTGTTCTCGGGCCCGCTTCACGAAGGGCAGCTCGTAGGTCGACGGTGCGTAGCCGGGCACCTCGACACGCTCCCGAATCTCGCCCACGGACGCCCCAGCGCCGGGCGGCAGGCCGTTGATCGCGCGTCGCCAGTTGTTGCGCTTGACGAACGCCGCCATCAACTCCTTCGCCTCGGCGTCAGTGCCGAACCAGTGCCGGTCGACGGGCCCCAGGTGGATCGACTCGACCGGCAGCGTCACCCACCGCTCCCGCGGGAAGAGCGAGAGGAAGTAGGCGTCGCCGCCGCCGGCATGGGCGAAGCTGACGTCGTACCAGGGCCGTTTTCCCGCAAGGTACGGCGCGTCGGCGTGGAAGATCTGGGTGAACCCGATCGGCCCCTTGTCGTTGATCAGCGGGAGCCGGCGGGCGTCGATGTCCGGCCGCCATGCCGCCGGATCGTCGAGCACGCGGCGGCGACAGCCATGCAGGGCGTGGGACCGGAGCCGGTCGAGCGGGATCGCATCGGGCCAGACGATGTCGGCGTCGAAGATCGCGAGCCATCCCGACCGGCCGAGACGCTCAAAGCCCTCTTCCATCGCCAGGCCCTTGTTGAACCGGGCACCGTGGCGAGTGAAGGCGTCCGTCTCCAGGACCTCGACGTTCGGCACCGATCGCGCGACGGCGACGGCCGGGTCGCCGGGCGCGGTCACCACCAGGCACCGCGTCAGGTGCCGCATGTTGCGGACAAGGCAGACCTCGAGGGTCCGGGCGTACCATTGGCCGACGGAGACGGTCAGACCGCGGATCGCCGGCACGCTCAGATCCTCCGCAGCGACCGCAGCGTGAAGCGGTCGCCGTCCGCTCGGTATCCGGAGTCGCGGCAGAAGCGATCGACGGCCGACCGCACGCCGGGGTGCGCCGGGTCGGCGTAGTCGTGGGCGAAGATCACGCCGCCCTCGGAGAGCATCGCGTCGGCAACGGCCAGGTCGGCGGCGACGGAGGACTCGTCGTGCCAGGCGTCGACGAGGATCGCGTCGGCCCGCAGTCCCGGCTCGGCGGCGGCGAGGCTCGCCAGGTCGCCGACGTGGAGCCGCATGTTCGGCCGGCGGTTGGCGGCCCAGTTGCCCCGTCGGTCGCGCTCCGACTCGGCCATGTGCGTCGCGTCGGCGTCGGCGAAGGTGTCGACGCAGACGATCGCCAGCCTCGGCCGCGCGTCGGCGATCCGGGCCGCCGAGACGCCGGAGGCCGTGCCGACCTCGACGAACGCGCCCGACTCCGGCAGCCGGCCGATCAGCCACGCCAGCTCCGGCCGCGACATCCAGGATCGCCCCGCGAGCCCCGGCCACACGACCGGCAGGGCGTGCGGATCCGCGTCAGCCGGACGCCTCGCCCTCGCGTACAGGAAACTCTCCCGGGCGATCCGGCGGATCGACGCGAGCCGGAGGACCTCGAGCCCCCACGCCTCCAACCGGCCGCGAAGGGCGTCGGCGTTGGGGAACCAGAGATGGTCCGGGTTGAGCGGGTCCTCGTCGTCGGGCACGACGATCCAGAGCTCGCCCCCGGGCGCGAGCCGGACGGCCATGCGGCCGAGCTGGAACGGGCCCTCGGCCATGTGCTCGACGGCGTGGGCGCAGAGGATCAGCCCCGGCGGCCGGGGCGGCTCGTAGTCCTCCCACGCGACCGGCTCGGCCTCCACGCCCCACCGCTTCGCCGTCCAGCCGCAGCCCCACCGGGAGCGGTCGATCCCGACGTACTGCCAGCCGGCGTCGCGGATCGCCCCGGCGTAGGGGCTGGCGCCGCAGCCGACCTCGACGGCCAGTCCCGGCCCCGTCGGCAGCGGGCCGAGGGCCTCGACGAGCTCGCCGACGTAGCGGGCCGGCGCCTCGCGGTCGAGCGAGCCGATGTCGCGGTAGTACCGCCGCCCCAGCGTGCCGGCCTCCCGCGACTCGGCCCGATGGGCGGCGCACTTCGACTCCGACCGCAGCCAGCCGGACCACGGGTCGATCGCGTTGACGCAGCCGCAGACGTAGGTCAGCCGGTCGCCGTCGGCGGCGACGACGTGGCGATGGGCGACGCGGGGGTCGGTCACGCCTTCGCCCTCGGCGTGGTCCCCGGCAGATACTCGGTCGCGGGGCGGTCGGGACGGGCGATTGTGCCGATCGACTCGACCAGATCGACCCGGCGCTCCCGGACCTTGAGCCTCGCGATCGCCCGATGCGTCTGGCTGAACTCCTCGACCTCGCCCGCGACGGCGGGCTGGCCGGGCCGGCGGAGCGGGATGCCGCAGCGATGGCAGTGGTGCCGGACCTGCCCGGCAAACTCGGCCAGCGGTCGCGTCCACCAGCCGGGCTCGACCGGCAGCCCCAGGTCGGGCCAGTCCTCGGCGTCGTCGGCGGTCGCGTGGAGTGCTGCCTGCGTGTACATGATCTCGCAGAGGTAGGCGCGGAGCCCGCGGCCGGGCACGACGCCGACCAGGGCCGACCAGTACTTGTTGACGTCGCAATCGCCGATCATCCTCCACCGCTCGGCCTCGTCGGCGACCACGTCGCGCATCGCCACGAACGGCGGCCCGTGGACGGAGTCCTCCGCCTCGCCCTTCAGAACGGCGGCCGACTCCGGCCAGTCGCGGCGGAACTCGGCGGCGGCCTCGGCCGAGAGGTGGACGTTGAGGTTGGAGACGGCGGGATTGAACGTGATCCGACAGACGGCCCCCTTGCCGCGGGGATGGTTGCACCAGAGCCCACGCTGCTCGAACGGGACGTGGGCCCGGAGTATCTCGCAGAGCGTCTCGAACCGGGGATGGATCGCCGGGTTTCCGCCGAAGATCCCGACGACGCCCCAGTAGCCGGCGAGGCTCTTGACGGCCGTCTCGAACTCGTCGGCCGACATGACGACCGGCTTGCCCGCGAGATTGGACCCCTGAGTGCAGTGGACGCACGCGAGATCGCAGGCCCGGGTGACGTGGACCTGGATGATTCCGCCGCGCCAGACGGGCCGCCGCTCGGAGGGGATCACCATGCGGACAGGCAGGCCGCCCATGTCCATCTCCTGCAGGTCGGGGGTCGGCGGCAGATCGGGGCAGGCATGGCACTCCTCATAGGTCACCTTGCGCCCGAGCTTGGCGCAGTCGGCGATCCCGCAGCCGCACGGCTCGCGGTGCCGGCAGCTCCGCGCGCGGGCGTTGAGCGAACGCCTGGCCCGCCACGCCGCCGCGTCGGGGTGTTCGAGGCGGGCTGGTCCGGCGGTCGCGCGGGCGAAGATCGCGTCGTATCTCGGATCGTCGGCGACCTGACAGAGCGCCCTTCGCCGCCGGCCCGGGCAGTTGTCGAGCCCGCGAATGCATGGACCGTCCGGCAGAGACCGGCACGACTCATCACGAGTCATAGGCCGTCCATCATGTTGGGGTGCCATCACTGTCGCGGACCTCCCCGGAGTTAGCACGCGACGATGGAGAGGCCGCTGAGGTTGAACGGCCGCGACAGGCCGGCGGGCGACCCATTGTCAACGCACTCCGTCTCGCAGCCATAGGCCCCGGGGGTCAGCAGGTAGTAGTCGAGCGTCGAGCAGTCGGCCGAGTAATAGGTCCATTGAGATGTCGGCTTGTTGCGCGCCCGCCATCTCGCCGTGCAGGAAAGCAGTGAGTCGAGCGTCAGGTCCAGCGGGTCGCATGTCCCGGCGAGCGACCAGACCGACTCCAGCGAGAGATACTGAAATGTCTGGCTGTTGTTGGCGTCCTGCGAGAACGGGTTGGTCGCCTGCGTCACTCGCAGCCGTGGCTCGCCATCCTCGCAGTAGAGCGAGAATGTGTAACTGCCTCGAAACGAGTCCTGGAGAAAGCCGGCGCAGCTCGAATAGGGGCCGAGCCGAGCGAACCCGAACGCGGTCCCGGGCGCGTTGAGGATTCCCAGCAGCCGGCAATCGGCCCCGCGATTCATGGTGATCGACGCGGTCCGGTCCTCGCAGGGCCCGGTGATCTGACCGGGGAGCGATGAGGCCCAGTAATAGTCGAACGCCAGCACGGCGCACTCGGGCCATGGATCGCACCCGGCGCAGTCGCACGGCGAGCAGCCGCAGCACGACCCGGCCGTGAACTGGTGGGCCATCGGTCAGACCGCCGACGAGCAGCTTGGGCTCCAGACCCAGAGCCGGCTCGCCCACCACTTCGCCGTTGTGATCCGGTCGTCGGGCACGGCGTCGGGGTGCGCGTTGAGGATCTCCACGTCGACCGTGCCGTATTCGAGCGTCCCCGCGTCGACGTCGAGCAGGGGCAGCCGGCACGTCCCGGAGCCGTATGCCTTCGTCGTCTTGTTCCAGGCCGTGATCGTCGACGTGGTGAGGACCGGAAAGCCGTCGTCGGGGTATCCGTCCCCCAGACGAACGATCGCCCACTGATCGCCGTAGTAGACGCCCGGCTCCGTCCAGAGGACCTCCGCGAAGCCGTAGGGCCTGCTCGTCAGCTTGGTCGAGTCGCCGGGCGTGATGTCGGCCCGGCGGTGCCACTCCTCGACGTGGTCAAGCACGACCTGGCAGACGCCGTCGACCTGGGCCTTCGCGACCCGTCCGTCGAGGCACGGCTCCAGAAGGATCCCGAACCGCCCGACATGATCGATCGTGGGCGTCTCGGCCCGGAAGGTCACATCGCGAGTGAAGGCCTCGACGGAGTCGTCAGGCGTGAAGATCGGATCGCCCAGGCCGACGACGGAGAACCGGGCCAGGTCGCCGCCGGTTCCGTTCGTGACGCGCACGATCGACGGATGCCGCCACGTGGTCGGCGTGCCGGCGACGCGGGCCAGCTCTCGGTCGCGATGCGCCTTGGCGGCGTCGGTCCAGGCGTTCCACTGCACGGCCGAGAACCGCGGCGGCTCGCCAGGCTGGTAGCGGCGGAATGGGTCGCCGGGCATGACTAGATCCCGATGCCGAGCAAGGACATATCACCCGGCTCGAGCACGCGCTCGACGTACGCGGCGACCGGCCGCTTGACCAGCGCGTAGGCCAGCGAGTCCTCGAAGTCCGCGTAGCGGACCCAGAGGTAATCCCACCCGTACTTCGACGCCACGGTAATGTCGCCGATCTGGATGTTCGTCTCGTTCGGCGAGCCGGCGAATCGGAACGTCAGCGACCAGTCCTCATCCTGCCGCTGGCTGCCCGAGACACCGAGCAGGAGGCACTCGCCATAGGCAAAGCCCTTGAACGGAGCGCTGTTGTACCGTCCGGTGAGGAGAAACAGGTTGCGGCGATACGCGCCGGTCACGATGCCCGCCGGCATCCGGTAGGTCTCGGCGAACACGTACGCGCGGCCGGGAATGTCGACGCCCTCGACGCGGTCGTCGGAGACGCCGATGGCGCCCTGGAAGTCCGGGGCGGTGAAGCCGGGCGGGGCGTACGAGGCGATCGTCGAGCGGCTCTGCGTGATGTGGATATTGCCGCCGGACGTGTCGAAACTGAACTCGCCGGCGTCGAGCCGGATGTAGCGGACGTACCCCTTCCACCAGCCGGCGCCGACCGGCTCGCCGGAGACCGACTCACGCACCAGCCCGTAGTAGACCTCCGGCGCCGTCGCCGCGAGGACCGTCTCGACGTTCTCCTCGGAGTTGTCATCGTCGAACACGTCGTAGATCAGCTCGCGTGCGGACTGCGAGCCGATCGAGAACGTGCGCGATTGATAGTTCTCGCTGATGATCGTCGCCACGGGGCGTCAGTCCTCCATCAGCACGCGGGCGTTACGCAGCCGCTCGTTGAGCCGCTCGATCAGCTTGGTCTGCTTCTGCTGCTCCTTGAGCTGGTCGTTGGCGACCGAACTGCCAGCGCCGAGGCCGCGGAGCGCCGACGCGGAGAAACTGCCGGCAACGTCAACCTTGCGGCGGGCCTCGCCGATCGCGGCGTCGAGGTCGGGCAGATCGACACCGGGAGTACCCGGCTTGCCACCGGGAGTACCCGGCTTGCCACCGGGCGGATCGCCAAATGCCCGCCCCGCCGCGTCCCTCGCCTCGCCGCGGACCTGAGCCAATCGCGCCCGAGCGTCCGAGATTTCTTTCTCGAGCTGCTCCCGCTCCTTTCCATAGGCATCGAGCGTGGCATCGCGGCGTGCCTGCAACTCGTCATCGAGGGCCCCCTGGGCGACGCGGCGGTCCTGCTCGATCTGGGCGAGCTTCGCGTCGAGGTTGCCTTGGTCGAAGATGTTGACGCGGGCGAGGACTTCCTGCAGTTTCGCGCCCAGGTCGATGATGATCCCAGCGATGCCCCGCACGGCATCGGCGAACACGTCGCGGAACGCGGAAGAGAAATCGAGCCAGATCTTCCGTAGAAACGAGACACCCTTGACCCATTCGAGCTTCAGCTCGGACCAGAGCACCTTTGCCGCGAGCCCGATGTCGCCGGCGGCCAAGGCGTCGGCGATGCCCTGAAAGGCGGAGCGGGCGTCGGCCAGGAGCTCACCCAGACGCTCACTCAACCAGCCGAAGGCTTCCGCGGCGACGCCGCTGGTCTGCACCAGCACGCTGCCGAGCCCGGCTGCCAAACCGATGACCACAACCATGGGGCTGGCCAATGCTCCGATCGCGATGCCGACAGCGGAGATCGCCGGGCCAAGCGCGACCATCGCGGCACCGAGAGCGACGGCCCCAGGGACCACGGCCGCGAGGATCTGGACCAGCCCACGGTTTGCAGCGATCCAGTCGGCTGCCACCTTCACCGTCTCGGAAATCCTGTCGGCCACGAATGTCAGGGCTGGTGCCATCGCCCCGCCGATGACGTTGACCGCTCGCCGCAGCGAGGCCGAAACGGTGTCAATCGCGTCGCCGAGAGCGTCCGCCGCGGCGGCATCCTCGGAGGACATCACGAGCCCGAGGTCGCGGGCCTTGCCGGTCAGGGCATCGAAGTCGTCGATCAGCGGCAGGATGGCGGTGCCGCCCTTGCCGAAAAGCTGCATCGCCAGTGCGGCTTTCATCGTCGGGTCCGGGATCGCCGCCATCGCCTTGGCGATCGCCTGAAACTGCTCATCCGGCGAGAGCCTCAGCAACTTCTCGGCGGAGAGACCCAAAAGGCTCAAGGCCGCTTGGGCCTCGAAGTTCCCGTTCGCAGCCCCGACGAGCGACTTCTGCATCTTGCGGACCGCGGCCTCGACCGTGCCCAGGTCGGTGCCGGTCTGCTTGGCGGCGTAGCCGAGCTGCGAGAGAGCCTCCACCGATAGACCAGTCCTCGCGCTCATGTCGTTCAACTCGGAGCCGGCGTCGGCGAATAGCTTGGCCAGCCCCGCGCCGCCGAGGATCTGAAGTCCGGCAGCTTTTCCAAGGGAGAGGAGCTTGCCGCCGATGGCCGACACCGACATGCCAAACGCCTTGACGCGCGCCTCGACTGCCTCGATTCTGGCGCGGAACGGAGCGTCATCCGCTCCAACCTCGACATAGGCCCGACCCGCCCTGATGCCGGAGGCTCTAGCGGCCACGTGCTCGGGCTCCTAGAGTGATGATGGAGGTGAAAACCATGAGGGCGAGACGGATCGGGATGATCGTCGCCGCGGCGCTCGCGGCGGGATGCGGCGAAGTGCCGACGCTGGACGCGACCAGCGACAGATCGATCACGGACTCGCTCACGCAGATGGCCCGCGAGCTGCCCGAGCCGGAGCGAGCCGATCTGATGCGATCAGTGGTCATGCTCACGATGCGGTCGGCCGTCCCGCGGGCGTTCCAGTCCGCCGCTCGCCGCGACGCTGAGCGGATGCCCACGACGGCATCCGAGTTGCATCCCTACCACGGCATGACGGCCGCGGAGCTGATCGCCCGGGCCAAGGCCTCACCGGGCAACTAGCCCTTCGTCTCCGGCGGCGTCCGCCGCTCGCGGGGACGTGGTTTCAAGCCGAGAATCGCCCTCAGTTCGCCGACGGTGACCTTCGCCGTCGGCGGCGTCCTTCTGGCCCGGCGGCGGAGGGGGTGGAAGTCCTCCGGCTCGTAGGGGCGTGGCCGCTTCTTGGGGTCGCGGTGGACGTTGGCGAGCGTGGCGACAACGTAGGCCGTGTGATCCCACGCCGCGCGTGACCGACCCTCCGCCATCCAGGCTAGCTCGCGGAGGGTGAAGGGGCCGGGATCGAGTCCGAGGATTCCGGCGAGCTCCCAGACGATCGGCTCAAGGCGTCGGCCAGGCGGTCGGCGTCCAGACTCGCCAGCTCCGCCTCCGCCCGATCCAGCACCTTCTCCCGCAGCGTCTCCCCGGTCGCCAGCAGGCGTTCCATCGCCGCCCGCGCCCGGGGATTCGGGAAAAAATCGACCAGGGCCCCACAGAATGCCGACGTGGCGGATTCCAGCGCGTCGCCGGCCATCGCCTCTCCGAACGCCTCATCGGAGACGCCCGCCGCGTCGGCCTGGCCTCGGCAGAGGACATAGATCACGTCGACGAGCGACACCGGGTCGCCGAGCAGCGACGAGAGCCCCGCGAAGCCGTCGTCGAGCAGCTTGTAGAGGTCGACGCCGAGCGACGCCCGGACCCGCTTGATCGCGGTGACGCTGATCGAGACCGACCACTCGCGGCCGGCGGCGTCGGTGAATGCTCGTCGCATCAGTCATAGGCCCCATAGGTCGTGCCCGCGACGGCGGCCGGCGGCATGGCCGGGAAGTAGGTCGGCCGCAGCGTAACGTCGACCGTCTGCGCTTCCTCGAGCGGCTGGTTGTCGGTGAGGCCGGTCACGATGCAAACGGCTCGGATGCCCTCGCTGTCGCTCTCGTCCACGTCGGCCGACATCACGAAAATGTCAAGCTGTGTGGCAGGGGCGGACGAGGCATAAAATGCGTCGCGGATCGCGATGTAATCCGGGTCGGCACCATCCTTGATCATGGAGAACTCGATCGTCGCGTCCTTGAGAACGCCGACGAGTTGCCGCCAGCCGTTGGCACCGCGGGTCGTGACATCTGCCTCGTTCTTCTCGAGGTTGAGCGTCAGGTCGCGGCAGTTGTCGATCGGGTTGAGCGTCGGCGAGGCCGAGCCCAGCGTGCCCGAGTTGCGGTAGAGCTTGGCTTCGAGGCCGAGTCTCAGGCCCATGAGCGGAGCCTCCGGGGTTTAGGATCAGCGAACGGAGTCCCGCCACATGGCGGGCAGGCCGGGCAGCTCGGCCTTCAAGGCCGGGCCCATGAACGGGCGCGGGCGGACGGTAATGCGGCGTCGGGGCCCGCCGCGTCGCCCCTCGACGGTCGATCGCCCGCCATACTCCAGGGCGGGAGGGGCGTCGGGATCCACGACGGAGTTGAGCTTCGCCGGGCCGATGACGACCGACTTGCGCTCAGGCTCGTAGGAGAAGAAAAGGAACCGCTTCAGCAGGTCGGTGTGTGAGCTGGGCGGCGTGCCAGGGACACTCGGCCTGCGCCGCTTGCGGATGCTCGACCGGGCCCGGGTGCGGACGAACGCCCCGAACCGCGACAGCACGCGGAGCGTCGCCCGGTCGACGGCCGACGTCACCTTCGCGCGGTCGAAAAAGTTCGACTTCGCCGCCTTGAACGTCAGCATCAGCGGGCCCTGGCAACGCGGTAGGTGAGGCTCACGACCGATGCGAACACCCGCTTCTCGTCCAGCAAGGTCCGGTCGAAGATCGGGTCGATCGCAAGCGCGACGAGGTGGGCACGGCCGGTCTCGGAATAGGGATCGCCGAAGTCGATCGACGTCTCCGCTCGAAACAGGTTCGCGATTTCCTGAACCAGCAGCATGAACGGGTCGATCGACTCGGGCTCGAGGTCGGCGATTTTGCGGAAGACGCCCACGTCGACCCCGTAGTCACAGTCGTCGTCGCGGCGAGAAAGCCGCGTCAGCGACCAGTCGCGAGGGACGACCGGCACCTTGAGCGAGTCGAGCTCGGCCAGCGTCAGGATCGGCAGATAGGTCCGCTCGGCCACCAGTCCCATCGACAGGCTCGCGGCGTTGAGCAGGTCGATCGCGGCCTGGCAGATCGAGGCATGGACGTCGAGCGGCATGGATTCAACAGATCCTGTCGGAGCCGACCAGCTTGGCGTGGATCCGCACCATCGATCGGTGCGGGTCGCTCCATCGCCAAGCCGGCTCGCCGTTGTACGGGAACACCTCGTATCGCTCCTCGGAGCCGTCCTCGAGGGTGACCGTCAGCTCGTCGCCCCGGTCGGGCGTCACCCGCTCGCCGCAGAGCACCAGGTCGACGGCCGGGACGCAGAAGTCCATGTCGGTCCACTCGTGTCGGACGCCGCCGTCGAGGTCCTCGACACGGAGCAGCTTAGAGCCGAGCGTGGCCCGGACGCGGACCTCATCGGGGCCGCGGCGGTAGAGCACGGATTGCGCCGCCGACCCGGCGAGCCGGGTGGTCAGCCGGGCGAGACCGACTTTGAGCCGATCGGTGGGCAGGTCGTCGGGCCATGCCATCTCAGTAGCCGCTCCCACCAGGCCGACACTTCACACGCAGGCTGGCGCGATAGCACTCGTAGACGCGGCCCGCGTCAGTCAGCTCGATCGTGAGGCCGAAAGTGCCTACCCCGCACGCCACGATGTCGGCCTCATCGATCGTGAGCAGGATCGTGCCGGCGGGGCCGCCGGAGGCATTGGCCACGGCCGACGTGATCCGCCCGTCGGCCGCCCGTGTCACCGCGGCCCACTCGGCCGTCGACAGGACACCAGGCAGCTCGGCGCCCGCCCCGATGCCGATCACAACACCAAGCGTCTCGGTGCCGGCATAGACGCCGGTCACAGCACGTCCCGACCCATCACGCAATGTGACCACGTAACGAGCCGAATAGCCGTATCCGACCTCGATCGTGTCCACTCAGTTGGGCTCCGCGCGCGAGCGGCCTGGATGGGCGAGATAGTGTTCGGCCGTCGCCCGGCCGGGAGCGAAGGGATAAGGCTCGCCTCGCGACCGGAAGACAGATGGGCCGACGGGGTCGGCCGGATCGGCTCCGACCTTCGGCCAGAACCTCCGGGCGAAGAACCGCAGTGGCCAGAAGCGGAGCGGGAACATCTCAGGCCGGCGGGGTCAGGATGACGGCCGTGCGGTTGCCATCCGCGTCCACCGTGGCGACGATCCGATCGATTGCCACGCCGGCCCCGTCGATCGTGATCGTCGTCGTCGCGGCGCCAGCCAGCGTGCCGGCGGCACTCGCCGCGATGATCGCCAGGGCCTGGCGGGCATTGAGCCCCGTCTCGATCACGATGGAATCGAGCCCGGCGGCGGCCAGCGAATAGCCTGTCTTTGAGCCGCTCGCGACCACGACGCCGGACGTCCCGGTGTCGTCGAGAATCGCGGCCGTCTCCGCCTTGACCGCCGCGACGTC